GGACTCGTTACTGCCGCTCAATTCGTGAACCTTGAGCCCGTTCGGCAGCACGGCAGTCCGATGAGCACGGTCGGCCCCTCGGTGCATCCGCTCCCACTGCTCACGCATCCGCTCTGCCGCCTCGGCTGGGATCGGGTTGTCACTGGTCAAGCAGACTCCCGGGCGGGCACCATTGGCAAAGTATTGCAATCCGTAGGCTTCAAGGGCACGAGCCTGGGCGATTGCGTCCTTCACCAGGCTCGGCAGGCTGATTCCATGAACGCCGTCGAGCGTTGGCATCCTCAAATGCCACAACTGCCGCTGGTTGTAGATGGTCTGCCGCCCGCTCGGCTCGCGGTAGATGTACCGAAGCGAGCCATCGGTCAGCCGCTCAGTCGTCATTCTGGACGGGTGCAGCGGCATCATGGCAGTGATTGTGCCGCGATCATCCCGCTGGAGCTCGCAGTAGGCGTCCCCGTATAACAAATAGAGCATGCATAATTGCTCCCGCAGCTCTAGGCTCGTCTGCTCGTCGTTCGGGGCGTACCGCATAAGCCGATAGAGCGGCGAGTCGGTAGCCAGCACCTTCGCACCGTTTGCATCCATGCGGTAGATATGCAGCGGAAGGCTGCCGACGCTCTCGGCGATGACTCGGATGCACGCGATGACCGCTGGCACCTCGGGTGCCGTCTCTGGCGTCTCCCGTTTCATGCCACCAGAGCGAGCCAGAGCGGCAAAGTCAAACGAGCGGAGCTCGCGGATGCGGTGCTCGTCTCTGTTTTTAATAACGTCGACCGTACTCATAGGCTGATTATGTTCCAATCTTGCTCGGGTGGTGGTGTCTCAGCGGCGGCCTGAACTGCCATAGCTGTCACAAGAGCGGCGATGCCGTCGATTCGCTCGGTCGATTTAGCCTTTGAGGGCTTTATATTTCCGGTATGATCGGCTTGAACTGCGGTATTACTAGCACACCAGTCGAGGATGCGATGCCCTCCGTGTCTTAGTTTACCATCTAGCACCAGTGCCTCTAGCCTCTTGGTCGGTGCCGAGAGCGATCCATACCCTTGGCGGACGTTCACAATGTCGCAACCGGCGGCAGCCAACGCTTGCGACAACATAGTGGCATTCCAAGGGTCGACGCCGATCTGTTTGACCTTGTAACGGTCGCAAAGCTCTAAAATGTCGTTCTTCACCGTTTCATAGTCGGTCGCGTTGCCATCTGTGACGCGAATAAGCCCGTCTTTTGCCCATTGAATGTAGTCAACCTTATCCCGAAGGCTCCGCTGCTCGATGCTTTCGGACGGGCACCAGAAGAACGGCACAACGTCCAGCACGCCGTTCTCGTCCTCACTGACCACCACGGCGGCTGTCAGGTCGGTCGTCGACGCCAAATCTAGCCCGATATAGCAGGCTCGGCCGGTCAAATCAGCGGGCTCGGTGTTACATTTCGCCCAGGCGGAGGGCTTGAAGAACCGCGTCTCTTGTGCGACCCAGACATTTAGCCGGTAACGCAGGAAACTGTTGAGCTTTTGCGGGCTGTTGACCGCTTCGCGGGCATCTGCCGCGAATGAGTCCTCTGTGATCGTTTCGCTCAGTGATGGGTTGGCCTTCTTCCACGTTTTCGGGTTCTGTGGGTCGTCGCCCTCGTCAGCAGCAAAGATGCAGCCGTAAAACGTCGGATCGAGCAGCGGATCAGCCATCACCCGCTCGGCGTACTGGTGCTGCTCCCAGCATATCGACCGCCGATCATAGCCAGCGGTGGTGATCGACAAGATCAGGGGTTGCCTGCGAGATGCTCCGCCGTAGCGAAGGGCATCCCAGAGGCGGCGATCACGCTGGGCGTGCAGCTCGTCAAACAGCAAACCGTGAATATTCAAACCCTCAGCACGGAAAGCGTCAGCCGATAGCACGCGATAGAAGCTGTTGGTGGCCTTCACCAAGATCGTTTTACGCGAGTCGATGACCTCGCAGTGCTTCGACAGACTCGGCGAAGCCCTGACCATGGCGGCGGCCTCGCGGTAGATGATGCTTGCTTGTTCTCGGTGTCAGGTTTTCGCCCCCGGCCTCTCAGCCGAGGGCGAAAACCCGGTCGGCAGCGGCCCCGTATATCTCAGCACCAGGCTCGGCGTCGGCGACGAGTAGATACAACGCTATACCAGCCAGCAGCGTACTCTTGCCGTTCTTCTTCGGCACCTCGATATAGCCAACCCGACGAGTTCGCGTGCCGTCAGGGTTGAGGCGACCAAACAACTCCGACAGAACGGTTTTCTGCCAGGGCAGCAAGTCAAACGGCTGGCCTGCGATCGCTCCTTTACTGTGCCGCAGCACAACCGGGAAGAAATCACAGACCTTTGCCGCTGCCTGCTTGTTGATCGGCGGCAGTTTAGCTGATGAACCGGGCGAGCGGGTCTTCTTCTTCGTCGTTCTTCTGGGCAACGATTCCAGTCCTTGCGGAAGGTGTCAGGCCAAACTCCTGCTCTATCCTGAGCATTGAGGTAGCAAGCTTCTGCTGCATCGTGGCGGCGGGCGAGCTCTGCTGGTACTTCACGCTGCCGTCATCGTTGAGGATGACGAGAATGTCATTACCAGCACGAACCTCAGCCAAGTAGCGGAGCCACTGCTCGTGCATTGTGCAGTACCGTGCAAGCGTCGGCACGTCGGCCTCGGTCATAACGCCAGTAGCAATCAGGCCGGGCGTAATGACCTTCCAGCACTTGAGCGATTCGCCAGTGAGATACTTTGGCGGCTCGATCTTGTCTGCCTTTGGTTTCGGCTCGGCGTCGTTCAGCTTCCGGCAACCTGGATTGCCGCGAGCCAGCTTGAGAACGGTCGGCTGTGGCTTTGGCCCTCGCTTACCCATTGACTTTCTCCCATCCACCGCTGAAATCGAGAACCTGTCGACCGTCCCATTTGTTACGCTTTGCCACGTTGCACTTTCGGCAACAGCAGGCAACATTGTGCCAGTCGTGCGGGCCTTTCTTTTCTAAAGGCACTACATGGTCAAGAGTGGCCTTTCGGTCGTGCCTGGCCGGTAGCTCTTCGCTGACCTTTACTCTGCACAGGTAGCACTTGAATCTGTCACGTTCAAAAACGGCACGCCGTGTAACCTTGGAATTGAAATACCCGCCGTACCTCTTGCAACGCGAGCGGTACGATCCAGAGCCACGGGTAGCAGCGTATTCCCTGTTCCTTGCACGTTCGCTTTCTGGACGGCAGGCGTCTATGTGTGCAAAAAAGCATTCTCGCGAGCAATACTTTGGCAGCTTGCTACTCCAGCACCGTTTTTTCGCAGCCTTTTTGCAGTGCAGGCAGGTGATAGTTGCAACGAGAGGCGTATGGTGTTTGCGGTAACATGCGTTGCACCTCCTTGAAGTCCTAGTTGAAACCACTACTCCGCATTCTTCGCAAGTGTTCTGTGGCATCTTTCTTCTTGCAGCTACACATTTTTGGGAGCAGTATTTAGCCTTTTTGTATTTTGCGGAAAACTCCCGGCCGCATTCCGTGCAACTCAAATTCACAAGAGGCCGCGACTTGCGTTTCAATTTTTGTGAAATCGCCGCGCGAATACATGCATGCCTGCGGTTGCAGACCTCGCATCTCAAAGGGATCGGCCCTCTGCGTCCATGTGCTGTCAACGTCTTTTTGCAATCAACACATTCAAAATTCCGCAGAGGGGCTTGTCGGTCGGCCAGAATAAACTCTGCTCTGCGTCTTGCAATTCGCCTGCATTCCTGAGCCCGTTTCTGTTTCTTGTTGTGTGCGGGTCTGCACCTAGAACAGCAAACTTTTTCTCTTGGCAGCAACTCTTTAACACAGTAACGGCAAAACATCTTGACCCCCGGCTATTGTTACATGCAGCCATTTCTACGGGGATAACGCTAAGGGTATATCTCAGCGACCCTCCCTGTGATCCCGCCCCCCCCTCCGGGGGTACCCTCGGCTGGGGGGGTATCGTCGTTCAGTCTCGCCCCCCGGTCGGGGGTGTCGCGGATTCCGATTCGCGTCTGGTCTTTCGACCGTGACAACTGCGGCAGAGACACTGACCGTTGCGCACGTCGTACCGGCTGGCTCCGTTCTCACAGAACTCTGTGCCTGGCACGACCGGGCTGATGTGGTCGGCGTGTGCTTCACCTTTTCCGCTAGCGACGCGACCGCACTCTCTGCACGTCCAAGCATCTGCCGTCAGCACAGCCTGTCGCCAAGCCTTGTGGCTCTTGCTGACGTAGCCTCGCTCCGCCGCTGTCGGCCTCGCTGAGTCGTCCCGCTTCGGCTGTCCCGCTTTCACCTGCTCCGCCCACGGCGGCCTGAGTGTTCTGATTCTTAGTGGCATCGTCGTCCTCCCTGATCTCTCGGTGAAGGCTTGCATGGGCGGCCTGCACGCACGCAGCCGCTCTCGGTCGTTCGGTGTCAATGGCGTGCGGGTCTGCCGCGAACCATGTCAGTAGTGCTGCCAGCCAACGCATCTA